TGCTCAATGTCAAACAGCGGTGCGAATGCAACTTCGGGAGGCACAGGCTCGCCACATGGACAGCGTTCAATCCCTTTCAACCAGTAGAAGAACTTCTTGCACTTCGGACACTGGGTTATTGGTGTCGAGGCTCTCGGCATTTTAATCATCCTCCTCTTCTTCCTCAGGCTCGAACACGAAGTCATCAGGCTCCTGCGGGGTTGGCGGGAAGATTATGTCAGGTTGTATTGGGTTGTCCACCAATCCACATTTCTCACAGTAGAAATACCCCACCCAAGGATCAATCCACATCTTTTCCCCACAATCATGCTTCCTGTCAAGCCGGACTTTTTCAAAATATGCGTCAAATGAATTCATTTTGGTTCACCTTTTAGATAACTTCTCCAACATATTCTTCAACTTCAAATTTTCTTGCACATCTTTGGCAACTCACAACTTTCAAATCCCTTGATTCAACTGTGTTCGTGGCATCACATATTGGACACTCCCAACTATATAATGCATAGATTCCAATCTTCTTCATGGTTTAGCCATCTCTCTTGCTATTTTGTATCTTGTTTCTTTCTCAATTTCTTCAAGAATTTGTTTTAGCTTGTCTTTTCTTTCTTGTGGGGTTGAAACAAACCAACTATCAAAAATACAGTCAATTCTTTCAAAATACTTTTCAAATTCTTCATCTTTCATCTGGTTCACCTTCAAACTTTTTTAATTCTCCCCTGTATTCCCTGAATTTGTTTTTGATTTCAAGTGGTATTGAGTTGACAAACTGCTTTATTTCATCTGAACAATTCTCAATGTTCAACCTGCAAACATGATAAATCAATTGAGATACAATCCTATCATCAGCTTTAATACCAAATGAACCACACCACAACGGGAAGCATGAGAAGTCCAAGTCAGCATTACTCAAGTTAGCATCACTCAAGTCAGCATATCTCAAGTTAGCATCACTCAAGTCAGCATTACTCAAATTAGCATCACTCAAGTCAGCATTACTCAAGTCAGCATATCTCAAATTAGCATCACTCAAGTCAGCATTACTCAAGTCAGCATTACTCAAATTAGCATATCTCAAGTTAGCATTACTCAAATCAGCATATCTCAAGTTAGCATATCTCAAGTCAGCATTACTCAAGTTAGCATTACTCAAATCAGCATATCTCAAATCAACATTACTCAAATCAGCATTACTCAAGTTAGCATATCTCAAGTCAGCATTACTCAAGTCAGCATATCTCAAGTCAGAATTACTCAAATTAGCATATCTCAAGTCAGCATTACTCAAATTAACATATCTCAACTCAGCATTACTCAATTTAGCTCTTTTCCCATTTGAATTGTCTTCAATCCATTTTTTATGTTCTTCAAGAACTTTCTTTATTTTCTCATATTCCAAATCAATCACCTTTTGGTTTGGTTTTTTGCGTATATTCTCCATTTCTCATTCTTTGCTTTGTTATACCCCATATTTTCAACTTCTTCAAGAATTTTTCTCATTTGAGTTCTTCTTTCTGCTTTGGTAATAGTGCAATCATACATACATTTTGTAATATCCCTAAAATACTTTTCAAATTCTTCATCTTTCAAATTTATCACCTTCACTTTAATCCGATTAAACATTTCTCTTTCTTGATGTCAATGAATATATCATATATTTCATATTTTAGAGTTCCATGCCTACACTCAATATATGCATCAGGGCAATTATAACTCTCCAATTCTTTAATCAGTTCTTTTACTTTCATTTTATCCCTCCATTCCATTTTAAAACTTTCCCCGCCGTCAGATAAAAAACGGTCAGCATACCAGTGTCGGCATGAGTCGCAGTCGCACTTGCAGAACTTCTCGGCGTATTCAATTCCCCAGTCCGGATCTTCGATTGCGTGGTCGACCACATAACAGCCGGAATTTGTCTTTTTCACTTTCTCGCCTCTTGGGTTACTTCTATCCCGAACAGGTCAGTTTTCAGGGTTCCGGGCAGGGCGATAAGGTCAAAACAGTTGTTGCATTCCAAAATTGTAAATTCCATACTGCCTATTGTTGCGTTGCCCACATGACCAAATCGCCTCTCAACGCCCTCATGCTCACAAAATAATTGGAAGTTCACTTCTTTCCCTCCAATGCGTTCCACAGCATTATGAACATCCCCAAGCAAATGAAGAACACCTCGATGCTGTCCTTTATTGATTTTAATTCTTGTTTCATAATCCTACCTCTTACCAATCCTTTTTTCAACTACTTTCAAAAAATCATAATTATATCTCTGCTTCAAAAAATGAAATTTTGCAGAGAAGGCCCAATCAAAATGACACTTCTCAATCTTCTCTGAATCCTCCAATAATGCCCTTCCCCTTGCAAGAGAGATAAGCGAGATTATCAACCTTGTCGCACTCTTGCCGTTTGTGAAATGTGACAAGTCCTCCCTGAACTCCATGGTTGTCATCTTCCCTTGTGTTGTGATCGTCTTTGTCTTCTTTATGACCGGTTCATCCTCGACAATGCTCAATGTTGATTCGACAAGGGAGTTCATCCATTCAAAAGCTTCAGGTGTCGGTTGTGGCGATTTTACCCTCTGTCTTGCAATATATGCCCGAACCTGTGACAAGTCCTGCGTATCGGTTGAGAATATTATTTTAGGGACGGCCAGTCTTTCCTCCTTCAGAAGCTTTGGCATGAAGACCATCAGGTGAACCCTGTTCAGAAAACTCTCGCCGGTCTGCTTGTCATCTTGCAATGCATTTGTGAGCCAGTTTGTGAAAGAGTCGGTTTCGTAATCGGATTTTACCCCGGCAGGGTTTCCCATGATTATCGCAGGGTATTCATGATTCTCGATATACTGGAGCATTGCACGAAGCTTGACACCCCGAAGATTTCCAACCTCATCCACAATGTAGATGTGGGGGTTTGACTCCGACAGCTTCCTGAACTTTGCTTCAACACCAGCACCGCTGAATATGTCCCTGCAATCAATGTAGCTGTATTTTGAGGGTGGGAATATCTCTTTGTAAAGCTGGGCAAGTATTGACTTACCCCTCCCATAATCACCTATGACATGGGCGAATATCCCGACAGAGTTCCTCCCATACTGCCCATTGCAGAAGGGCAGTGTCAAGAGGATCTGCTTCAGCATTGTGTCCTTCATTGCTATCTGTTTCGATAACTCGTTCTCAAATAAGTCCATGACCTCTTTTGGTTTCATTATGAGGGCAACGTCCTTGTCATTCTCAATCAATGACTTTGCCTTTTGGGTAAGGACAAATGTTGCTTTTCTGTCCTTTGTCACTTGTGTCAGGTATTCCTGGTTCTTCAAAGAGGATATTGAATAGTCGATTGTGCCCCTTGGGAAGGCTTCGATAAGGGCTTTTCTTGTGTCAAGCCCTCCTCCGATGGCTTTTAGGATCTCTTTCTGGTAGCTTGTTACCATCTAAAAGCCCCCCAATGTTCTGAATTTACTGAATTTTCTAAGTTCTCTATATGTATATGTATATAGTAATATAATAGTAATAATATATTATAATACACATATATAATAGAGTAGTTAGAAAATTCAGAATATTCAGAACCTTCAATCTTCAACATCATCAAACTCCTCGAAAGTGTTGTTGCAGGCGTTGCAATACCATACGTTGCATAGCTTGTTGTTGACTATAGTCCCGCTCAACATGACTCCGATGTCGTAGCTGTCGCAGTATGGACATCTTGGGCTTTCGACCTCTTCATGAGTTATCCACACCATTTCAGTCACCAAGCCAGTAGTATTTATTGCGCCTTCTGTTCATCTCGTCCTCACTGTCCACCTTTGAATTGATGCACTTCTCGTCAAACGATGATTTAACAATCTTGATAAGCCCCTTGCGTTCAAGCCTTCGTGTCAATGGGTATATGGTCTGGTTTGGATAGTCTGTCGTTTCCATCAGCTCCCTCGCCGATATGCCTGAATTGTTCTTTATTGCCATTGCCACTATGTATTCAGGCATCGAAACAAAACCCGATTCAACACGGTCTATGTAGTCGTGGCCTTTTTGGGTGAGTTCATACACCCCTTTTGATATTCGTTTGATGTAGCGGCGGTTCAAGAGGTTTCCAGTTCTATGCGCTGGATTTGGCCTGACACCATCCCTTATCATCTTCAACGCCTCAATCTGCCCAATCCACTTGGGATAAACCCTCGGTGTCTTTGGGTATTTGAACTTCAGATCCTCGGCGGCTGGGTTGTTGTCTGCTATCTCTGGGAACTCACGGACAAGCCGTTTGGCCTCCTCCCTTGTTATCTCGCTGACGACAACATCGCCGAACTTCAAGACATACTGCTGATTCAACATACATCCCTCCCATCAAGAAAAATCATTACAATACAAACGACCATGATGGCAATCATTGCAATGCAGAACCACGGCATTTAAACGACCTCCTCAATGGCCTTCAGCTGGTTTGGGTGTATGACGAAGGTGTCGCAGTAGTAGGTGAAGCCGTTGCTCTCCCTATCGCCCTGACGTTTTAATTGCGCCTTTGTCAGGAACTCGTCAAGCGGCAAAGCACCGAGAACCTGTATGTCGCCGTTAGTTTCGTTCAGGTAGCAAAAGATTATCACGTCCTTGTCCGAGGATGCGTGCTCCGCCTGAACGTTTAAGAAGAACGACGGCGATAACGGTACTTTGCCGCAGCGTGTCTTGACATCGACCTTCTTGTTCTCGACGAGCAGGTCATATTTTGCATCAAATCTTTCTGAAAATTTTGCATGAAGCCCCTTGCTTTTGCAGTATTTGAAGACCTCCATCTCACCGATACCCCCATAACGCAAGGCATCGGCCCTGATTGTTTTGGAGGGAATTTAAACCCCCTCCTCTTCTTCAAGAAGTTCATCGACAGGGACTTCATCATACATTTCGTCAATTATGTCCGATTCTGTCAAACCGTTCTCAAACCCTGAAGTATCCACCAGCTTGAAATATGTGAAATTGGTCGAGCCCATGTAGAATTTGTCAAACCCGTCCTTTCCAACGCCTTTGTAGAGCTGCCACTTGTAGATGGCGATGGTCTTCCCTATCAGTTGCGGCCTTACCTGCTGCACTGCCGAGCTCATGTAGTTTGCGGGAAATGTCTTCTCACCTTTGGAAAACTCCGGCTTGTCCTGAAAATTGAAGTAGGCTAAATTCCTGCCGTCTGTGACCTTTGCGGAAGTTTCCATCGAGGAATAGTCATTTTCCGGTTTCTTTGCGTCATATATCCTCTCAATCTTGACAACAAGCGGCTCGTCAGGGTATCTTGTCTTTTCCCCGCCTTTTGAAGTTCCCCAGATCAGGTCGAGCATTGCATCTGAAAGCTCGGTGTATTGTGTTATTGGCATTTCTTGTATTCTCTCTTTTGGCGGCTCGACCTGCTTCTCCTCCTGAATCCATCCCTTCTCTTCAGCAACGAGCATTGTCGCCCCTTCCTCTGATAGAAGCCCTCCAACGCTCTGTATCTTCTGGTAAATCCTCTTGCTTATCCACTCTGGATCGTCAGCGTGGTTCTTTGCGGCGTAATCTGTAAGATATGTCTTTGCATCCATTCATTTCACCTCCTGTAATCTTTTGATTTCTTCCTTCAATGCGGCAACCTGCCTTCTCAAAGCGTAAAGCTCATATAGCTGCTCCTCGCATGAGCATCGAAGCTCGTCCCTGTCCATCATGTCAAGCGCCTGAACCTCTCGGTCAAGTTCGCTCATGTTGCTCAAAACTCTCCCTCCTTGTGCCAGTCTGCATCCATGTAGTCATAGATTGGGCAGTTGTGGGGCTTGTCGTCTTCGTTCATCTTTATCTCACATTCGTAGTCGCAACCTGTGCAAAAGAACTTGTAACTCATTGAACGCCCTCCAACCACTTCTTTATCTTGACACCAGTATCCTTGTTTATGACAAATGGAACTTTTGCATCAAAGAGTCCAGACCTGTCCTTTGAAACAAGGGCCGAGTGGTCGGAAGCAATATCAAATACTGTTGTGAACTCGTAATCTATCCCGTCCCTGAATTGCGGCCCAAGACCAATCTTTTTCACGACTGTCCTCCCGCCGTCAGTTTCCATTGCGTATTCCGCCTTTGCCCTGATTGTTGCAATAATGTGGATATTTGCGTTCAACATCCTCTCAACGAACTTGTTGTAAAGTGGGGTGACATCCGCCCAAGCTGTAAAAGAGTTCTTGCCGGAGTGTTTGCTCAACTGCTCCTTCATTTCAAGAAGTCCGCCCTCCCCTGACCAAAGCGGTGTTATGCTGTCAAGGATCAGGACGTTGTAGTTGCCCTCAACGGCTGAATCGAATATGTCAATCCATTTCTTTATCTGGTATGGCGGCTCAACCTCAACGGTGTCAAAATCGAACAGATGGGAATATAATGCGGCGGAACCTCTTTCGGTGTCCGCAACGGCAATATTTCCACCTAACCCCATTGCGAGCATTAACGCCGAGTAGGTCTTTCCAGAACCGGAAGCCCCTGTCAAGGCCAAACGAAGTTTCGACTCTTTCCTTTGTGCCCTGTGAAACATCCCTTTTGGTGTGGTCGGTCTGTTGTCTTGCGGTGTTTCGTCAAAGTCAACGCCTCTCGGCACGACCTTTTCCTGCATGGGTGTTGTCTTCCCCGCCGCCTCGTTTGCGAGAAGTATCAAAGCTTGGGTGGCGGAGCATTTCTTTTCCACCATTTTCTTTTTGATTATCTCATTCAGCTGCTCGTTGTCAACGTTGAGCTTTGCCATGAGATTTTCCCTGGCACCCATCAGTAACCCCTCCTCTGCTTGAGAGAGAATCTTACCGCCCTCTCAACGATTGAAGGCGGGAATTTGACGTGCTTTGCTATAATTCTTGCAGCTTCCTCTGCGTCGTAGTCCTGTATGCTCTCCTCAAATTCTGTAACACTTACCATATCCGCACCTCCTCTCATCCTGTTCTAACGCTTCCTTCAAGGCTCTGACACCTTCAGGGCCAAGTTCTTTAAGAATGGCCTTCATGGCCTCTCTTGCCGATATATTTTCTTTTTCCATTATTTCACCAATCCTTCTTTTTCATCGAGGAGCTTCCTGATCGCTTCTCGGATGAATTCACTCTTTGTAGCATAGCCCATCCTTGCCCTGACGATGTTCCCAATCCTTTCGTCAAGCTCTCTTGGTATTGGCCAGCTAACCGTATCTTGCGAAGTCATACAAACTAATTGCAAACAAGAGATATATAAACCTTTCGGTATTAATACTGAAAAAGATTAGAAAGATTTAAATAGAAGGTATGAGTAGCGAATTATTACCAAAGGGGTGATAAGGGATGACTGCAAAGGGTTACAAGTCAACGGCCTTGCCGGAGGATCTCATTGAGCGTATCGAAACGGTGGTCAAAGCAAACGTCGGTTACATATCCGTCATAGATTTCATAAAGGAAGCAGTGAGGATGAGGCTTGATGAAATTGAGGAAAAGGTCGTTCAACTTGAAAGAATTAAAAAAGCTCTCGAAAAAGAGTAGTGATATTTACCGAACTCTTTCGGTATGCGATTTAAACAACGCTAAGTTTATTCTGGGTTGAAGGAAACGGTTTCCTTTCGTTTTAACGAACCGTTCCTTCATTATAAACGCATATGTCTTTATAGAATAGGTTATTTTTTTGTGTAATATACCCTTGTAGCTATTTTTATCCTTATAGCCTTCCAAATAACTAACTCAAGAATAGAAAAAAAGAAAAAATTAAATTTATTTTAGCAATTCTTTTACTTCGTCAATGCTGTTACAGAGCTGGCTCGCCTGCAATATGAGATTTAACTCTGTTTCTATCCTTCCGACCTCGCTTCTCAGCTGGGTGATCGTTTCGCACTCGTGGGCTCTCGCCACCGTGAAAGAGTATCCCTTTATTGTGTTTATCATCTGTTCCCTGAAGGATTCAATATCCCCTGATTCTTCCAAAAGTCCTAAAACATACCTTTTCGACATCAAGCCGCCTCAACTTCGTTTTGTAGGATAGGGCGAAGGTATAAAAAACTGTAGAGAGCGTTATTGTAAAAAAGAAACAATTCCCCCCCGAACTTATAATAAAATGTTAGGGGTTCTAATATATAAAGATATGGAAAAAAATAAGGAAAATAGGGAAAAATAAAAGGTTCCCCTATTCGGCGGCGGAATACCTAATTGCATCCACTTTTAAAGTTCTTGCTGTATCATATCCTATGTTCACCCAAGTAAGTCTTAGATAAAAATCTTGTGCGCTTGTAGTTATGACATTAACATTATCTGTATATTGCACAGGAGACGAACCAATGTTCGTGATTGTTCGAAGTGTGGTAAAATTGGAATTATCTACACTATATGATACGGTAAAACTATCAGTTGTGACACCAGAACAAGGGGTTACAGTATAACACACTTTCTTGATTGTCAGCACACGGTCTAAAAAAACATTGAGCTTACAATCCACAGTAACTGTCCCACTTGGCCCGATCGCACTTCCAGACTTCCCTGATGTGTCATAAAACTCTTGCGCCGTCACCAATGGATTTAATTCCCTCGCATCAACAACGCTTGTGACATCTCCGGAGGCACATACCACAGTCGCCAATAATATTGCATCGTCAGGCACTGTTGCTGTTGTGGAAGCTGTGATATAGGTCGCCCCATTGTCGGAGTGGAGAAATACATAGTTTGTGTTATCGTCTGCGAGTGTTGTCGTTTCTGTCGCATCGGAAACTATTTGGTACATATAACCATCGGCATCCTTCACATAAGCAGTTCCTGCCGATATGTCAACGATAAGGCCGGTGCCTTCAGTAACTTCAAATCCTGTCTTGACGAAATCGAAAAAGTGGTCGCCAAAAAACTTTGCAAAATCTGCTGCGGCGATTGTCTGCCCCGCAACTACTTTTTTAGTAAATGACATAAGTTTAACCTCATGAGAATGTTATTTTATAACTGACCGTGATGGTCTTCGTGTTGTTGAATGTCTTTGTCGGATCTAAAACGGCGTGTGTCAACAGGTCAGTCCCGTTTGCCGCAAATAACCCAATCTCCGCCCACGTTGCATAGTAGTCGGTTTCTGTCGAGTCGAAGAAGAAGGTGGCCGCAGCAGCAACTGACGAAGTGTCGTTGTTCAGCGAACCGGAAACTGGAGCCTTGTTCGCCCCAACTTGGGTTCCAAGGGCTGTGTCTGCCGCATTTGCCGCCGTAGCGTTAGTCCCGACTGCAAGATATCCTATAACGTGCTTGTTTGCATCATAATCCCCCGTCAGCACGTCAGCAAGTGCTGTCTTCATTATTGTTGTTATCAGATTTGAATGACGGCTCTCTGAAATGATGTTGCCGTCAAGGTCACGCTCAATTATTGTGAATGTTCCTATAATTTTTGAATTTTCATTTATTGCCATTTGCTCACATCCCAAATCGCTTCTGTGTCGTCATACTGTGGGGTGTAATCGGTAGCCGCCTCAATCAATGTTGCTGAATCTGCCGGTGTCACTGTTTCAGCCCCTGTGAGATAGTCATTTGACAGATTTGAATCAATGTACATTGCTTTTATTTTGAGCTTACGAAGGTCAGCAAACAACCCTGCAAACGTTGTATAAAAGTCAAATGTTGGTGTTGTGTGTATTTCGACAGTTGATATTGTGGGCTCTGTGAAGTTCATGCTTGTGGATAATATTGTCTGGTCTTCAAGGGTTGGCAGACCGGTTATAGACAGGGACACCACGTCGCCTGAACGGAACCTATCAAACTTGCTTTTTACAACAAGGTCGGAAGTATGCTTCAATGCGTATTCGGCCACCTTCTGTGTCGCAAGGTCTTCAGCCGTTGAGAAGTCTTCAATGTTCGGATCAGCGACAAGGACATCAGTATAATAATCTCCGGCTATCTTTTGGCTTGCATTGCTTGACTTGATGATTTGCACGCCGTAATATGTCTTGAAGGCCAATAAACCAGTCCTATCAGTCCAGCTTGATGTCCCGTCAGTTGAGTCCTCGTGCCCGTTTGCTGTTGCGTTGTCATGATAAATCTGATAAGTGTTTGATGAGTCCCTTCCGACGAGCTTGAAGACAATCCAGTAGGTCATGGCCGTTGATAGCTGTGCATCAATCATTGTCGACTGAACCCACGCAGCATCTGTCGAAATGTTATCGACAGGGAATTTTCCCCATGCCACCACATCACCTAACGGATCGCCGGCACCGTCATCTTCCACTATCTCAAACGGCAAATCCTCAATCATTTCCCCGACCTTTTTTATATATGCCGAAACATAGAGCAGGTTGTTCTTTGAAACGGTGAAGGCCGAAGCGTAGTATTTTGCATAGGTGTCAATAGCCGTTGTCGCCGTTGCATTGTTGACATCAAGGTATTTCTCTTTTCCGCCAATAACATAAACCCTGTCATAATGCTTGTAACTATCCTTCTGTATCCTCGCTGAAATCAGCTCATCAGAGCTTATCGTGTGATCAGAGGTCATGGTTGAATTATCATAAAAGTGAAGGTCGTCATTTTCGTCAACATAGAAGTCCGCACCGACAAGCGTTGCAAGCATCTCGACGCAGTCGCCCACATATTCCCATGCGAACCTTATGTTTGGAATTTTATCAACAAAAGTTGCAACATTTGTGTAGGTGATGTCAGGGCAGTAAGTGTTCAATAGGGATTGTATTATTGCAGTTGGTGTCATGTTGATATATTCTTGAATACCTGCCACCATTGTTTGCCCAAGTCTGAAAGTCCCGTAGTCCACACCCTGAATTATCATTGTGTTCTCGTTGACTCTCGGCAGATCGAACTCAATTGATGTTATTACCCCGTGAAATATCTTTGTTGTGGGGTTTTCGGTGTAGCCAAGATAGAAGTAGACATCGTCGCCTATTGCAAAGCTTTCCGAATAGGTGCCTTCATTGTTGTATAATCTTATCTCAAACTCGTCAGAGCGTTTGCCCAGCTGGTCAGTTATGCTTGCACTTTCGATAATGTTCTCGCCATACAGGTCAGTTGTGGTGGCACCATGAAGTATTGATATTCCCCAGTATTTCGGAATTGAGAAGTCGCCGGTTATGGAAACTGAAGCAGAGATACCGATGCCACCGGAAGTTGCCGCCGATTGCCCATAACCCATAGTTGCCACACCGGCGATACCAATTCCGGCGTCAACAAAGCGTGAGAAAGTGGCGAAGGTTGAAACCTCACCAGCTATACCAAGTCCGGCGGTGTTTGCCGATATTGTCCT